CATAGAAGTTCTCGACAGCATTATGCCAGCATTTGTAGTAAGCAATATTTTAACCATCCCCGATCGTAGCGGATTAAATAACGAGTATAATAGCAGTATTATCAATACAGATGCCCAAGCAATACATACATTTCAACTTACAGTAGACAGTTTCACAGGAACAATAACATTCCAAGGTGGTAGTGATACTGACAATGAATGGTATGAAATTGTAACCAGTAATTACACTAATCATAATGGAATAATTGGAGCAAATATTGATGGATTTCATCCGTATCTGCGTGTTAACATAACTGATAATACAGCCGGGGAAATTACAAAAATAATATATAGGTAAAACCTTTGATCAAACAATTAGTATCCTTTGGATGTAGCTGGACGTTTGGGGATGAATTAATTGATCCTTCATTGAGGGATAATATTCCCCATAGTGCAGACCATAGAAATAATGATTATAGAGACTCACATTCATTTCCGGGATTAATAGCAAACCACTTTGGTTGGGATTATCAATGTTTAGCTTATCCTGGTTGTAGTTTGCAGGCAATGATCTGGAATCTTAATTGGTGGTTAGATAACACTTCACAAGAAATAATAAATGAATCGTTTATTATTTCAGGGTTAACTGAAGAATCCCGAAACAGCTGGTATAATCCGTATCATCAACATGCCGGTGAGTTCGCCGGGCTACACCGATACATGCATTCATCCTGGTTGATGACCGATGCTGTTATTAAAGATGAACCATATATGGACGAATGGAGAGAATTCTCTAAACTTTATCTAGTACTAAGTGATTGCAATGCAACCCGGGAACTTAATTTTAGAGAAACCGTTCGTTTTTTTGATGGAGTTTCGGCAAGATTTGAAATTCCAATGTTACAATTAAATGTTCTAAGTAATCCTCGTACAATTAACGCCCCTACAATATCCACTGATGAAATGTCTATTAGTGATTTTATTAATGCTAAGAGCGCACGGGATTCAATGATTGCGGCTGGCGGCCATCCAAATGAAAAAGGTCATCAAATTATATCAGAACACTTGATTCCTCAGGTAAGATCTGTTATACTTAATAGATGATAAGCATATTACAATTAATTCCAGCCTACGCTAAAAGAAGTCCTAACGGATGGTATTCTTTTAATGCCCCTTGTTGTGTTCATAATGGCGAAACCGCCGACAAGAGAAAGCGAGGTGGTATTAAAATCGACGGAAACGATTGGGGATATCATTGTTTTAATTGCAATTTTTCTACTAAGCATGAATACGGTCACCCTTTGTCCGAGAACGCAACCAATTTGCTAATATGGTTAGGTGTGGATCAAGATACCATTCGCAAAATCAACTTAGATAATTTAAAAAATCGTACGATGGATGTATATCGATTAAATAATGATGAAATTAGTCCCATTGAAAGTTTCAAACGATTTGAATTACCAGATGATGCCAGACTAATAACTGAAGATGATACAAAATTTGTAGATTATTTGCATAGTCGTGGGTTGAATTTATCTGATTATCCGTTTTATATTACACCAAATGGTGTAGGAAGAAATAAAAATAGAATTCTAATTCCGTACTTTTATGCTAGACAAATAGTTGGTTGGACATCTAGATTTCTTGACTATAATAAGTTAAGATACTTAAACGAGCATCAACAACCTGGATATATATTTGGACTAGATATGCAAGACACAACCTGGCCGCGGATTATTGTAGCAGAGGGCATATTAGATGCAATAAGTGTTAGAGGTGCATCAGTTATGCACAATGAGTTTTCAAAGACACAAGTTGCCATGCTCAAGCGTTTAGGTAAAGAAGTAATTGTAGTTCCTGATCAGGACAACCCCGGCTTAGTTCTGGCATACGAGGCTATAGAGCATGGCTTCTCAGTAAGTACCCCAGACTGGGGTGAAAATGCAGATGGTAATAATATAAAAGATATAAATGAAGCAGTACAACAGTTTGGAAAAGTAGGCACATTATTAAGCATAATATACGCTAAGGAGTCAAACAAAGTAAAAATAACAATGGCGTTGAATAATATGAAACGAAGAGCAGGTATTAAATGACAGAATATGGGTATGATATACAAAAGTTACTATTAGAGATGATGCTACAAGATAGCGAAAGTTTTATTCGAGTACAAAATATATTCAATGTAGAAAATTTTAATACAAAGTTACAACCAATTGCAGAACTTATTTCAACTCATGCAACAAAGTATAATACATTACCAGAATTATCACAAATTAAAGCAATTACTGGTATCGAACTAGAAAAAATTCCAGCGGATGTAGTAGATACTAATACAGATTGGTTTTTAGATGAATTTGAGAAGTTCACAAAACGACATGAGATTGAACGAGCCCTGATGAAGGGTGTTGAATTAATGGAGAAAGGCGATTTCGATCCAGTTGAGAAGTTAATCAAAGATGCAGTACAAATATCACTAACGAAGGATATGGGAATAGATTACTTCGCAGATCCAAAGGCACGATTAGAAGCAATCAGAAATAATAATGGACAAGTATCAACAGGTTGGCAGAATTTAGATAAAAAGCTATATGGCGGTTTTAACAGAGGCGAGTTGCAAATCTTTGCAGGTGGCTCGGGCAGTGGTAAATCATTGTTCATGCAGAATTTAGCAGTAAACTGGTTAGAGCAAGGATTAAGTGGTGTATTTCTTACTCTTGAATTAAATGAAGAACTAACTAGTATGCGTATAGACAGTATGATGACTGATATCGCAACTAAGTCAATATTTAAACAAATAGATGATGTTGATTTAAAAGTTAAAATAAAGGCTAAAACATTTGGTCAGCTTCGAGTTAAGTACATGCCAGCTCAGAGCAACATTAATGATATACGAGCGTATGTTAAAGAACTACAGGTACAGACAGGTATTAAAATAGACTTCTTATGTATTGACTACTTAGATCTATTAATGCCAGTAAGTGCTAAAGTATCGCCAAGTGATTTGTTTGTTAAAGATAAGTACGTCTCGGAAGAAATCCGTAACTTAGCAAAAGAATTAAATGTTATATGTGTTACAGCATCACAGTTAAACAGATCAGCAGTGGAAGAAATTGAGTTCGATCATAGTATGATATCGGGTGGTATCTCTAAAATTAATACAGCAGATAACGTGTTTGGTATTTTTACAAGTAGAGCAATGAAAGAACGTGGGCGGTATCAATTACAGTTAATGAAAACAAGATCTAGTGCAGGTGTCGGTCAAAAAATTGATTTAGAATTTAATGTCGACACTCTACGAATCTCTGATACAGGTTTAGACTCCGAGGATTCAACGTCTGGAGGTTCGGCAAGTAACATTATGAATAGTATTAAAACTAAGACAACATTAGAAGAAACTAATGATACTGTTGGAAAAGTTACAGGTGATGTTAAGTCTGCAAAGTTGAAAGGGTTATTGGGGAAAATCAATAGTGGATGAGTATTGTAGTTTATTGCATAACGGATTAGTAATAATATTAGAAGACAATGTATTTAATGTAAAACCATGTTGTATGTACGCTAAATCAACGAGTGTACTAAAGTTATCATCGGATCCATTTAAAGAGTTATTTATTAACGCTCGTAATCTTAATAAAAATAATATATTACCGTCGAACTGTAATCGGTGTAAGGGAACAAATACATTGCGAGATAGTAGTAATGAGTTGTTACAAGTACATTCAGTTGACACAACAGGACCGATGTATATAGAAGTAACATTAGATTACACTTGTGATTCTGCTTGTATGATATGTAATTCGAGATTTAGTTCAGGATGGGTTAGATATAGTAATAGTAGTGATAATAAAATATTAAATAATATAACATTTCTCAAAGATGTTTTATCCCAATTTGATTTAAGTAATCTTCGTAAAATAAAGATCCTCGGTGGCGAACCATTCATGAGTGCTAACAATATCGTACTGGTTGAACATCTATTAGAAAATGTCGATCCAATAAAAGTAGGAATATCGTATAATACAAATGGTTCTGTTATTCCATCAGATAAAATAATTAAACTACTACAGAAATTTAGTTTTGTTGAAATGAATTTTAGTATCGATGATACCGGTGCCGCATATGAATATCAGCGTTACCCTAGTAAATGGACACAATTACAAAATAATATAGAAGTTATTATGAGTAGAATGTCCGACAACACATTCTATAGTGTACAGAAAACTATCAGTCTGTTAAACATTCATAGTCGTAATGTTGAGGAATGGTTTGCTAATTCTGCAATTACCACATTAAACAAGCACTTTGCTAGTGGAGTATTCTCGTTACATAATGTATCAATTCGTCACTACAATTGGTTAGCAGAGCATCACCTAGACACATTGCAATATTTTGATTCTAACAGGGTAGATAGCAATTCTGAAATAGTTAATTTTGTTGAGGATCAGGATTTGAAACGAAATATGGACATTAATGCTTGGTTCCCTGAATTCCTTTCTTTTTATAGACCACAACCATAAATACAACAAACGAGATCATTATGCAAGAGAAGACATTAAGTTTATTAGAAGAGTTAGAATCAATGCACAGGGAACGGGATTCACGTTATATAATCGAATCCCGTGCCACTAATATTATAGCAAGTGCAGTTAATTTATTAGATTTAATTCAAGAAACATATTCAGAAAACGAAGCCGATGATCTTACTCGTAAACTTTTAAATAGCATTCGAAACAGAGATGCAGGAAAGTTCAAACGATCACTTGGACGAATAAATGAAAACAAAAGAAATAATACATGAAAATTTTGTAGATTACCTTAAAGATTTTGGTAATCGTATTACTTCCCCAGGAGGAAGTAATACAAAATTTAAACGTAATGATAAGATCAAACAAATAAGTAAATTAATATTTAAGTTATGGAATGAAAAAGTACAGATATTAAATAAACAAAATAAAACTTCACGGAACGACATACAGACTGAAGCTATACAAATGATTACTAATGTATTAAAAATGAACCCACATTCGGTGGTACTCCGTCCAAGTGTACAGCAATTAGTTCTAGCAACCGAACAAGAAATACGTGATAACAGTGGTAAGATGCGAGATGATGCAACTATTAAAAAAGCGATATCGAATATAGTTGTTAATGGTGCTAGAACCATTGATGATAGACGTGGTGATGACATAGATTATAATGCATCAGATGAATCACACGGTGATTCAGTATTCCGCGAATTCGGTATTAAAGTTAACGATACATTTACGTTTAAGTCAGTTACCGTTAAGATGCGAAAGACTGGGACATTTATAACATTTGAGAATGAACCCTTTAAGTTTTATAAGGCACATGTAGTTCCTAACTCCAATCCTATTAGAGCAGTGCTTGGTCAATTAGTAACAAATTCAGATTTACAACAAGAAATTTCATCACGTATGCAAGCCACTAATGCTGAGCTACTTGTTGGTAAACGATTAGAAAATAACAATCGTCTAGAATTTACTGTTGAAGGACGTACATAATGCAAGAATTAGATTTATTTAGAAAATTAGAACTAATAACAGAAGGTGGCAATGTATTTAAAGATGCTACCAAAACCCCTGTAACACAACGTATCTCAAAAGATGAAATTAAACCATCGGTTGCATTTGTTGAAGAAATTCTCGGTATCCCATTAGATGGATATTTAGGCACAACAGGAAAGAAAGACACAAGTGGCGACATTGATATTTCAGTTGACAGTTCAAAGTATGATAAGAAAGAAATAGCCAATAAGTTAAAAGTTTGGGCAAAAGAGCAAGGCCAGCGTCCTGGTGAATGGGTTAAATTAAGTGGTACAAATGTACATTTCAAAACGCCAATTCGTGATGTAAGTGGTAAACATAAAGGTGGGTTCGCTCAGTTAGATTTAATGTTTGGCGATCCACATTTCCAACAATGGGCAATGCGAGGTGAGTCAGGCAAGTACAAAGGTGTTCATAGACATATAATAATGGCTAACATAGCTAAAGCAAATGGTATGAAGTGGAGCTATTTAAATGGTTTAGTTAATCGCAATACAAATGAAGTTATATCACAAGATCCTGAACAAATTGCATCAACATTATTACCCGGAGCTTCAGTTAACAATTTTGCAAGCGTTGAGTCAATATTATCGTATCTATATAAAAACTTCAATGGTGCTGATTTAGAAAAGTATATTGGTGAAGCATATGAAACATTAGAAAAGCATTATAATGTAACATTACCTAAACCAGGAACAATGCAGGAAAGTGTTCAAATGCGAGAAGAACCTGAGCAATATTTCTTAGCACGATTAAGAGATAGAGTGTTAATGCAAGAATACAGCGTTCTTATTAACGAAAGTACAATCTTTGAAGCAAGTGCTCGTATTAATCATTTAGAAGATTTGGTAATGTTCGAAGGCCCTAAGGGCTTGTTAAAGTCTATCGATATATTAAAGCATTTTGCCGCAGGTGAAGGACATTCACAAACAACATTAAAATGGGATGGAAGTCCTGCAATCGTATTCGGTAGAGATGAAACTGGACAGTTCATACTAACTGACAAGTCTGGCTTCTCAGCTAAAGGTTATGATGGCAAAGCAAAGTCGAGACAAGAACTAAAACAGATGTTTGTTAATCGCAAGCCACCAATGGATGCATCCCGTAAGAAGTTCATCGGTAATATGATGGACATATTCGATGAATACGAAAAAGCTACACCACCTGAGTTCCGTGGGTATATGAAGGGTGACTTAATGTATTACAATACACCTCCTGTTACAAATGGTGCCTATGTGATTAAACCAAACATTGTTCAATATGAAGTTAACCCAAAGTCTGAAATCGGTCAACGCATTGGAGCAAGTAAAACAGGTGTAGTTGTTCATCAATACATAGGTGATATGTATCAATCCACAGAAGAAGCTATAGATACAATGCAAGGCACAGAAGTATTTGTCATTCCTCCTGTAACAGTACAAGAACCAGTTAAGATTAACACCGCCCCAATAGATAAGATGGCGGCATTTGCTAAAAAACATAGTGCAGGTTTTGCAGAACTATTCAATCCAATTAACTTAAAAGGAATGTCAGATTTTCCTAACATGCTTTACAGTTACATTAATAACAAAGTAGACACAGGCTTAGATAATTTAGGTTCAGATTTCTTAGAGTGGTTAAATACTAAAAAGCTAACTGATCGTAAACGTGAAAATGTAACAAATTATGTTCAAGAGAATCAAGAGTCGTTAAACGCACTATGGAAAGTAGTTTCCGGCGTTATGAAGATGAAAGATGCGTTGGTACAAAAGTTTGATTCACAGGCTTCGAACGTTAAACAAAGCATTAATGGTCAGAGTGGTGGTGAAGGCTACGTTATTAATTACAACGGGGAATTAGTAAAACTGGTTCCAAGACATACATTTTCTGCCGCAAACAGAGCCGCCCACTAACTAAAATATCTTATAAATGATAAATAAATGTAACAAGTCGTAAAGACAACACAGAGATGTGAAATAAATTTAAGGAGTCATTAAAATGGCAGGAGTAATAAAAAGAAATCCTTTGGTCGCGGCAGATCAATGGGAACAAATCGGTAAGCAGATCACATGGTTTAATGTAGTTGGGGGGACCATCCCTACGTATGCACCAGCAGATCCAGCAAATCCAACAGATCTAGAACGTGTAGGATATGAAGCCGACGGTGCAGTAAATGCATTAGTAGCAGTTATCCAGAAGACTACAACCATTATTGCAATGGGACCAATTGTTGGTGGTTCATTCTCAATTGGTGTTGAAGGTATCTTCACTGGTCAAGACAACTTCAATGAAACACCGGATGATGGTGATTTGAAACGTATGGACGCAGACATTAAAGCATTGGGTACAGTTATTGGTACTGATTCAAATGGTCAGCCAAATGGTGCTGGTGTTGTTTTAAGTGCATATGGTATTTCAACTTCATTATTTGAACTTGATCCAGTTAAAGTTGTAGCAATCACTTAATAGTTAATTCTATTTTTTAATAATACTAAAGCACTCTCAGGAGTGCTTTTTTATGGCCGTAAAACCAGGATGATAAGTACAGTATGCAAACGATAATGGTA